TTGCAATCATAATTGCAACCCATAACAGGCCAGCTTCTTTTAGATCCATATAGCCCTATCTGTCCGCAAACTTTGCGGTACAGGCATAGTGTTGCACCTGTGTACGACTTTGTGGATTATTTAGGGCGTAGTTTGTATAACGATTTGGTAACGATGTTACCCGTAATACCTGCCCAGTGCGGTAAATGAGCCATCCTTTGAGATCGGCACTAACGTGGGTGTTAGCGTCTTTCCTACGGCTTCTAGTATAGCAATACCCATCTGCCAATTCGCGCTTCCATAGCGTAAATAAGACGCTTTTTTTCTATCCATTAGATTACCTACCTCTAGGCCATATAAGGCTCTGTAATGGCTTCCTACGCCCTCTGCATAGGCACTCATGCCTAGTCTATGGGTGTGGCCGCACAATACTGATTTACCCCATTTTTTAGCCAAGTTAAGGGCAGTAATACCAGCGTGCTGAGACATGTTGCCTTCGTCTCCATGGGCTAACATCCAGCCCGGCTCAAACTCATAAGCTTCTTTGTGGTAGGTCATGCCCATCTCAGCAAAGCCCATAAACTTTGGGTACTGTAATTCAGGCAGGCTTATTAAGCCAGGTACTTTTAGTAAAGTGTTGTAAAGGCGATCAGTATGATTACTGCGGATAATATGACATTCTTTGCTGTACTCACTGAGATCCCACAGGATTGACTTAGTAAGCTCGCGATCATCGTGAATGGTTTGCTTATAAGCCAAAGGTGTGCCCTCGGCCCATTTGCTAATTGTATTAAAATCAATTTCATCCCCGACCACCAGTACAGAATCAAACTTCTCCCTACGTGCTAACTTGATTACGTTTTTTACAGCTGTTTCGTGATGAAAAGGAATCTGCAAGTCTGAGATAACTAGGTATCTCTTTGCGCTAATCTTGCTCTTCTTCCGGAGTAGGAATAGATGGGATAATGCCGTCTTCGCCTACTACCCAGTCAGGCATCGAGGATGGACTATCCATTAAAGCCAATGCTAAAGGCTCACTAAATCCAGCTTTGCGTGCTGCTTTGTACATTTCATGCTTGGCTATATAAAACATGTCTAGCTTAGATAATGGGTCGGGTGATTTACGCACCACGCGCCTATTGATTTTCTTTCGTTTACGTGTATTAGCCATGTGTTTATTGTCTCTTACTCATAATAGAAAATAGATCATCAACACGCTGCTCTAATCTAGTTAACTGATCTTTCATGCTAGAGCCACCATTAGGGCGTAACTCGTTAAGCCAACCTTTAACTAAAAAACGTAGTCCTACTAGCACGCCTGACAGCACAGCGATAACGCCAGCCCCAAAGCCAGCCCATTCTGTTGGTGTCATGATTCATTAGCACCGATGCCATAAACAGGATCTGATGCATCTAGAGCCCTAGCTGCTGGACCGGCTAAAGCTGCAACAATCACAGAGATAGCAGGATCTAAACCTAATTCATTACTAGCCAAAAATGTTAAGAATGATACTAATACCCCACGTGCGTAGGACTTTAGTATTGCCTTTTGCTTCTTACTGATTTTCATATCTTTCCCCCTAGTAGTGGTATATCAAACGCTCTGCCATCTTTGTCACCTAACTTTGTAAAGCTAACGTGGATATGTTTTGTATGTTTATTAAATCCTGAATACTTACGCCACTTAAAATTAAGAATCCTGCTTGCAATCATGCCGTTATGTATTACGTAAGATATGCGCTTATCGGTTTTTGCACAGATTCTGATCTGGTCAGCCAGATAAACCGAGAGCCCTTCGGATGAATCCAGCCTAGAATCAATATCAATGGCTCGCACGCATCCGGTGCTGTCTGGATTATGATCCGATTTTCTGGCACTGTGACGAGCATCACCAATCCATCCATCACTGGTAGTGCGCCTATCTGGATACCAGGTAGTAACGGCATTTCTAAGCTCTACACCAGCTGCGCATAGCCAAGGCTTCATTACTACTTATTATCTTCTAAATACTTTAAGTATTCTTGGTAATCTGTGTTGGCTGGGTCAATAGGTATCCAACACTCATTACCATCTTCATCTGTTTTTTTAATTATATCGCTAAAAAAAGCGTTTTTAACAATTTCATATGTATTCATTTTATAACTCAATTTCTGCTGTGGCGTGTATAAGAGCATTTTTATTAGGAGTTGCTGTAGCCGAATTGTAAATTGAAGTTGCATTATTACTTGTATTTCCAACTGCGGCAGTTTTAGCAGCACCATCTTCATCGAACCACGCCGAACCTGCTGCGCTTGGGCTGTAGGTTGTAATGGTCGGTGTGGCTCTCATTGAAACTGGAAATTGCCAATAGAAAACATAAGCAATGGCTTGCGCACCATATGCTCTACCAGCAAGATAAGCACCTGCTTGACCAGCGTTAGATGCAGGTGCAGTTGCTAACGGAAAAGTTTTACAAAAATACCTTTGACAAGCGGCTAACTCGCCTTGAATTGTGCCAGTTGCAGTTTGGAACGCGGTGGCTACTGAGCCTGCTTCTAGTTGAACGCCCCAAAAATCAATAGTGGCTGTTTGATTACCTACTGAACCTGAACGAGTATTAAAAGTTGAACCTGCTGTACACCATAGATTTGCTTCAGTAAAACTTCCTGCGCCAATTGTTTTACCTGAAACTGAAGGGTTTGCAATTGTTACAGAATATCTAGTCCAAGAAGTTGAAATCGTTACTGATTGACCAGCCGCACCAGTAGAAAATGAACCGCCTGAACCAAAAGTCTGCCAAAGTTCTACTCCGACTTTAGGAGTTCCGCTTGAAGCCTTAGCCCAAAATGAAAAGGTAACAGTTTGACCTGCATAGGTGCGAACATCTTCTATTTTTTGTTGGAAAATTGCGTATTCGCCTGCACTTGAATCGGTTGTAGTTGCCATGCGTGCAAAGTTTGTTCCTTCATAACCTGCGACTGGCGCAGTACCTGGGGTAAAAGTTTGCGCTGAATATGTAACTGTTGTGTTATCTGCAATAGCCCAACGATCAAAACCATAAGTGCCGCTAGTTGTTGTGCTAGTAAAACCTCTTTGATTAACACCAAAATCACCATTGATAATTTTATTTTTACCAGCCGCAAAATTAGCCTGATAGCGCAATCCAGTAGTTGCGGCACTATCCGCGACAAGTGTGTCGCCATTAGAACCTACTGCTAATCTTGCAGGTGTATCGTTACCACTAGCTGCAACAATATCGCCTTTAGCATCCACAATAGAGTTTTGTATTGCATTAGAATCATCAAAACCAACCCATGCAGATCCGCTATAAGTTAAAACTGCATCGGTATCTTTTAGATAACAGCATTGACCTTCCTGTGGTGAAGTGATTGCTGCATCTCTAGCTGCGGCACTGGCAAACACCAACACGCCTTGCATCAAATAACCATTTACATTGTCGGCGGTAAGAACTTCGCCTGTTGTAAACGTCTTAAAGCCTAATCCTGCTGCCATTTGAACTCCTTAATAACTAAGGACATTATAGCCCAAAGTACCATAAATGCTATTATTTAGGATAAATGCATCTATAACCGGCTCTAGTGTCGTAAACGTGGTTTTCCAACTATTCGGGGTTATATTCATTCGCACCCCAAAAACCTGTAAAGTCTTTTCTAATAATGATCCGCCTGGCTGAGTGGTCTTAACTGTGATCGGATCAAAAAAGTCTAGGTCTAAAGCTGCAAGTATGCCTGCGTTGTAACTAGGTGTGTAAAGGTCTAAGACTATGGCATCCACTCGGATTGACGTTTCTTGCCTAGATGCCACATAAGCCTCGGCATAATCCAAAGCAACAGCATCGGTCTGCATAAGTAGGTTATCTAAGAAATAACTATGTAAGAAGTATTTATCTATGCTGTCTTGATTTAGGGCTACCTGCGGGCTACCACCAGCTCTAGTGATTGTAGCTTTATTGAAAACTAATACATCGTTTAATATCCAAGTAGCATCAAAGTAATCTATACCTGATCCATCATCTGCAAACACTGTGGGAGTACCGCCAATAGATCCAGCAGTT